CGGCCTCTGATCTGGCTGCCATCACTGAGGAACGTGATGAACTTGCTGGCAAGGTAGAGAGTCTTGAGGCTGACTTGAAAGCCATGAAAGATGAACGAGACAAGCTGAAAGCGCCGCCTGCCGCTTCTGTTGCCGGTGCCAAAAAAGACTGAGCAACGTGGATCGCCCCTGTAGCGGGGGCGGTCTTTTTACAAGGAGGATAAGATGAGAACCGTTGAGACAATTTACAACTATAACCAGCAGAGTTCCGAACACACAACGCTGCTGGTTCGAGCAAACGGCGGTGAGGTTCAAGTTTTGTGTTCTGAACGACAGGCAGATGATTGGATACTGACAGACACATTCAATGAAGATGGTGGCTACCGTCTTTTCGTCGGACGTGTCGATATGAGGATCGTGCCGATTGGTGGCGCTGAATTTTACGTGGATCGGAGGCATGATCAATGAGCTTGGTTTACACAGGAAACCAAAACGGTACAAATGGGGGAAGTGGAGATAGCACATATGTGCTGGAAGACTCTGGCCGAGTGTATCTTTATAACAATGAGAGATGGGTCACTCCATATGATGATCAATATGGATTTGGGTATTATCAAAACGCTGAAAGTGCTGGCACGGGGCCAGATCCCCTTGAAGAGTGGGAGCACATGGGGCGCTATGTTCGCGCTGGCACGATTGTTCATGAACTATCAATCATCGGGCGCATCAATGACGCTACTAATCAGCAAGATTTGAGGATTTGGGTAGGGTTTAGAGCGCCAAATCCTATTTCGCGTTGGGATGAAACTGGATTTGACAATGATAGTGAAGATGTCTCAACCGAGATGTTTAATGACCTTTGGCTAAACCCTGAACAGTCTCCATCGCCATACCCAACGGCAACGGGTGCGGTGAATGATCAGTATCGTCGCACAATCTCATTTGATCCTTTCATCTGCCCGACTGATGGATATTTGATGCTGTATTTCAAGGCAATCTCCAATCCGACTGGCGACACGGAAACTGACTATTTTTTCAGTGTGCGGAACTGGCTTTTGTCACACCCAGCAAACTAATCGAAAGGCTTACATCATGAGCATTGTGCAAATCTGCAACCGCGCTCTGTCAACATATCTTGGGGTCGGTCGCATTAACTCTCTCACAGAAACATCCGCTCCGGCTGAGCAGTGCTCGTTGCATTTTGAGGACACGCTGCAGTCTTTGATTGAGGCTCATTGGTGGTCATTTGCCGTTGGGCGTCAGGTGTTGGCAGAGGAACCAAATGATCGGACAACAGAATGGTCATACAAATACGCGCTTCCCTCTGACGCTCTGACAATCCGCTGGGTCAATCATCCTCAGGCTGCCCGATATATGGTCGAGCGAAACGAAAACCCTGACACGCCACGCGAAATTACGGCGGATCACATTTATTGCGATGTGCAATTTGCGGTGTGTGAATTTACAAAGATGGTCAATGACACAACGCAATTCCCTCAGTATTTTTCTGATGCTCTATCTGCCGCCTTGGCCGCGAATATGGCCCAGCCTTTGACTGAGGACATCAAGCGGGCGACAAACGCGATGAGCCAAGCTGAGGCAAAGCTGGATCGAGCGATAGCGTTGGATGAGCAGCAAAGCCCGCCAATCGGGCATCAAACGCTCCCCTCTTGGCTTTCTAAGCGGGGTATTAGCTGATGCCTACTGCTAGATTTCAGCCGTCTTTCGCCGCTGGTGTTCTCGGACCTGGCCTGCGCGGTCGGCTGGATATAGCCAAATATGACGTGGCTTTGAAAGTCGGCAAGAACGTGTTTATTCACGCTCATGGTGGGGTGTCCAACCGTGCTGGAACTGAATTTATCACTGAGGTTATGGACAGTAGCAAGTTTCACCGCCTGATCCCATTCACGCGCGATGATGATGAGAATTATATTATGCTGATGGGTGATCAGGAAATGCAGATCATCGAGGCTGGGGCTGTTATTCAGGATGGGGGGGCAGACTACACGCCCTCGACACCTTTTTTGTCGGACAGCCTTGTGGCGCTGGATTACGTTCAGTCTGTGGATGTAATGTATTTCGCGCATCACGCTCACTTTCCTCAGCGGATGCAGCGCACGGGCGCGACAACTTGGACGTTTGGAAACCTGCCGGTTGATCCTGCAATCTCGGCACCAACCGGCATTACTGTGGTGCCTAAAAATGTTCCTTCCGACGCTGATGAATATGTGGAATTCACCTACACGGTTAGCCCTGTGGTTGATGGTGTAGAGGGTTTCGCTGCTGCTGGCGTGACAATTACTGACGGGACAAGCCTTGATGAGAAGGGTGAGGAAAATGTGATCGCATGGACCGGCACCGCTGATGAATACAACGTCTATCGTGAGCGCAATGGCGTATTTGGATACATCGGTTTTACTGGGGATTTGACGTTCACAGATGATAATATCAGTCCTGACCTGACCTATACGCCGATCGAGGCTGCAGAAATATTTGGCACATCGGATGATTACCCTGCGGCTGTGACACTGTTTCAGCAACGCCTTGTTTTTGCCAACTCAATAAATCAGCCTGAGACGGTTTGGATGTCGCAGATTGGGAATTTCGTAAACTTCACGCGGTCCCGCATTTTGCGCGATACTGACCGTATTGAGCTTGATTTGAGCGGCGAGCAGGTCAATCGCATCAAGTCGATGCTGCAGCTTCGTGAGCTTTTGGTGTTTTCATCGGCTGGCGAATTCTCTGTGACCGGCCCCAATGGGGTTATGACTGCGACCAATCCGATCCAAACGCAATACGGGTATTCAGGCGCGGCAAATATTAAGCCTTTGGTGGTCGAGGATACCGCATTATTTGTCGATCGCACTGGCCGATCTGTCCGTGATCTGCGCTACGCATTTGAGCAGGATGGGTACACCGGAAACGATTTGACCATTTTTGCCAGCCACTTCTTTGAAAACCGTATAATCACTGGATGGGGCTATGCCAAAAATCCGTTTTCTGTGGTCTGGGTTCATCTTGATAACGGCAAGCTGTTGTCTTTCACCTACAAGCGTGAGCATCAGGTTTGGGCATGGTGTGAGCATGATATAGGCGGTGAAGTGGAAAGCATTGCGGCAATCCCTGAGGGGACTGAGGACGCGATTTATATGATTGTAAAGCGGAACATCAACGGGACGGTCAGGCGGTATGTCGAGCGTATTCATCCGCGTGATTTTGATCTTGGCTCTCCTGAGGATTGTTTTTTTGTTGATTGCGGGCTGACTTACGATGGCGATGCGACAACTTCTATTTCCGGCTTATCGCACCTTGAAGGTGAAACCCTTACTGCATTGGCTGATGGTGATGTGGTCACTAACCTTGTGGTGTCCTCTGGTATTGTCACATTGCCGCGCGCCGCGTCTAAGGTTCACATTGGCTTTGGATATGAGGCTGAGATTGAAAACCTGCCGCCTGCGATTGATTTGCAGGATGTGGGGTCAGCGCGTGGCCGCCCGATCAAGGCCAGCAGGTTATTTCTGCAGCTTGAAAAGACGCGCGGGATTGAGGCGTGTTCATCGAAACGGGACAAGTTTGCACCCTTTACTCAAACCGCTGTTGATCTGGCTTTGGATATTCCCCTGTTCACTGGCATGGTTGACTTGCAGCTTTATCCAGACTGGAATAGGGACGGCACGATTGTGATCCGGCAGCGGTATCCTTTGCCAATGACAGTTTTGGGTATTTCACCTGCACTTAGCGTTGGGAGGTCTGGTTGATGAGGGTTGAAATTAAACGGCTTGAGGCCGATGATCTTGAGGTTATGGCGGGCCAGATGCGCCCAATGGACCGATATGAGTTTGACGTGATGTCTTCTGGCGAGAATCACCTTCAATGCCTTAAGCATATGTTGCGCCGTTCGCGCCGTGCGCGGGCCGCCTATGTCGATGATCGTCTTGTTGCTGTCTATGGGGTGCTGAGCCCCACATTGATGTCTGAGGGCGGCAATCCGTGGTTGGCGGCAACCGATATGATTGAGCGCGCTGATGTTCGTCGTGAGTTTATCAGGCACACGCGATCTGAGCTTGTTTGGCTGGCCGATGGTTTTTCTTCGCTCTGGAATATAGTTTCAGAAAAGAACGCGATTACGATCCGCTGGCTTAAATGGGTCGGCTTTTCATTTGATGGCACGGATTATGACATTCGCGGCCATCGGTTTCTTAAATTTCAAATGGGGGAATAGACCATGTGCTTTGATCCAGTAACAGCCATTGCGGGAATAAGCTCCGCCATATCATCTATCGGGACAACTCTTGGCGCGATTGGCACAATCGCCTCAATCGGTGGCGGCGTAATTTCAGCTTATGCTCAAGTGCAAAATTCAAAGGCGCAAGCTGCTGCGGCAACTCGAACGGCTGAGGCGCAAGATGAGGCTGCGCGTGATGCGATCGAGCAAGGCAAACAGGAAAGCGACAAGCGGCGGCGAGCGGGTGCTGCGCTGCAGGCAGAGAATGTTGCGGGTATGGCGGCAAATGGAATCGATGTGGGTGGTGCCCAAGCGCTGGATGTTTTGGACGACAGCCAATTCCTTATTGAGGAAGATGCATTCACCATTCGAGAAAATTCACGGCGACAAGCCACCAATCTGGCTCAAGGTGCCGCAAACTCACGGGCTGAGGCGGCGTCGGCAAAGTCCAATGCATTCTTTGCGCCGGTTCAAACCTTGCTCAGCACCGCGTCCAAGGTCGGAAACAAATATGCGTCATGGGCTCCTAAAGCCAATCCAACCGCTGTGAGGACTTACTGATGCCAGCAATCATTCGCAAATATCAATCGGATCAGGTTGAACGTGCCGTCAATCCGGTCGGCGTCCGCGCGTCTCAAACAAGCCTTGGTCAGTTGGGTCAGGGCATTTCTGATGTCGGTGAAATGTTTGATAACTGGCAGGATGAAATTGACACGGCTGACGCCAAGGCCGCGGACTCGGCGTATTCTGATCTGATCCGACAAGAGCTTTATGCTGACCAAACAGGGTTCATGTATTCTCAGGGCGGTGATGCTGTTAACCGGCGCGGGTCTGTGGCCGAGCGCCTTGAGGATGAGCGACAGCGCATCCTTGACGACCTGAGCCCGTCTGCTCGGAACTATGCCACGTCTGCTATGGAAGCGCGCTACCAGCGTGCTTTGCAGACCGTGGACCAATACACGGCTGGAGAGCGTAGAAATTACCTCAACACGGCGTCTGAGGCGCGTTTGGTTTCAGCGGTCCAAGATGCGATTTTCAATCCTGATCAGGTTGCTCAGTCGATCGCAACGGCTGATCAAGAATTGGCTGATCTGGCCGCGCGTGAGGGATGGGCTCCTGAGGTTTTGGCGTTGAAGCGTCAAAAGGCTCGAACCGAAATTCACTCTGGCATCATTATCGAGACCGCTGATCCAATCCGCGCGCTTGAATACTTGCGCAACAATAGTTCGCAAATGGCGGGCTCTGAGGTTTCACGTCTTGAGGGCATTTTAGTGCCGCTTGTGCGCGAGCATCGAGGTCGGCAAGCGGGGCAACTTGCAGCGATGTCAGGTGTGTCGGAAACATATTTGGCGTCAATTCGATCGGCTGAAAGCGGCGGTAACGATGCCGCTGAAAATCCCAACTCTACCGCTACAGGCCGCTATCAATTTATTGCCTCAACGTGGGCGGGTTTGATGGAACGCTACCCTGATCTTGGATTGACTGTAGATGGCCGCTTTGATGCGGATCAGCAAGAGCGGGCCATTCGTGCGTTTACAAAAGAAAATGCTGAGACACTGCAGCGCAATGGGATCGCTCCAACGAATGGAAATCTTTATGCTGCCCACTTTCTTGGTGCTGGTGGCGCTGTGCGCGTTCTCGGCGGCAATGATGGCGCGCTAGTTTCATCAATAGTTTCTCAAGGCGTGATCAGCGCAAACTCTTTTCTTGAGGGTATGACTGTTGCTGATTTTCGCGCATGGTCGCATCGAAAGGGTGGCGGCGATGATATTGGTTATTCTGCCCAAGCTGGCGGGATTGAAAGCCTTCTGGAAATTCCTGATCCTGATGAGCGCGCCGCTGCGATGCATGAATACAAAATGCGCACCAGTGCTGCTCGTGCCCAAGCTGAGGCGCAACGTCAAGCGCTTGAGGACGCCGCATCTAATATGGTCGAGGCCGGTGGCAACATCGATGATCTGCCACTTAAATACCGTCAATCCATTGGCCGTGAGGCGATGAACAGTCTGCGCAATTACAATGAGCGCATTGCAGCTGGACCCCCAATCGTGACCGATAATGCGACCTATGTGCAGCTTTCTGAAATGATGGCGCTCGATCCTGATGCGTTTATGGCCTCTGATCCTATAACGTGGTATGATAAGCTCGATGAGGGGGATCGTAAATACTTCATTAAACAGCGTTCTGACATGCTGGCTGGTCGGCGCAATGTGGGGTCTGACGCCCCAAGCGTTTCGACGCTACGAACGGCGGCCAAGACTGCGCTTTCGGCTGCGGGACTTTCCGATAACGAACAGGTGAAAGTGGAGTTTGAAAGCAATCTGCTGCGCTGGTCCAGCACGTTCACGACTTCTGAGGGCCGCGCGCCACTGCCAGTTGAGATTAACGATCGGATCACTCAGATGCTGGTTCCCATTGTCATTGACCCAATCGGGTTTGGCAACAAGCAAGATGGCCGTCTTTTCCAAATGGATTATGACGGTTCTGCGCTTGATCCGAACGATGATCTGACGCCTGAAATGCTGCGGGATGGGTCGCTGTGGATCAACGGTGTGCAGGTTTCCAATGAAGTGATTAATGATCGGGCTGGTTCCGCGACAACTGTGCAAGAATTGGTCGAGGCAATTATTGCGACGGGATTATATTAATGAAC